GTCGTCGGTCGTGGCGTCCCAGATCCCACCCGCCCCGGTCACGATCTTGAGATAGCCCACGACCACCTCGTTGTCAGGGCCGAGCGGCAAGACATCGGTGCCGATGGTCTGGTCGGCCCCCTTGGTGATCGTGAGTGTCCCCCCGTTGGCGATCGAGAGGACGTACCAGGCCTGCTTAGAAGCGGCAACGTCGTGCGTCGTCGCCGTGAACGCCGTCTCGGCCGCCGCCTTGCTCTGCTTCAGGCCCCGGGTGGCGAAGGTGAAGGCCTCGTTCCGCCAGGTCTTGGCGGAGGTCGTCCCGGCCTTGAGCGCCGGGGCACTCAATAGGCACCCCGGCATGCCGAACTGCGCGTGGGCCACGAGCTTGTTCACCAGCAGGCGGACCTGCTCACTGACCGAGCCCGCCTGGAACTCCTTGGCAACCGGCGTCGTGGTAACGGACTCCGGAAATCCTGGCATCTCTCAGGTCTCCTTCGGTGGACTCGGTGGACTCAAGCCGATTACGCAGCCTTGTCGATCGCCGCGACGTCGTTCAGGTCCTCGAGTACGGCCTGCGCGTTCCGCTGCACCGTGATGAGCTGCCAGTACTTCCGGATGTAGCCTTCGATCGAGTCTTTATCGACCACTCGGTCGAAGGTCGCGCCGTCCATGTCCGCCCAGTCGGTGCCCACCACGTCAGCCAGCCGGTACCCGCCCGTGTTGAGCAGGAAGAGCCGAGAATTCGGGCTGTCGTTGTCCCCGACCACCGGGATCGACCCGCCCGCGTGAATGATGGCCGCCAAGGGCTTGTACCCGCCCTTGAGCTGCACGTCCTGCCCGTCCAGGCGCCGGAGCGGTAGGAAGATTTCGGAGTACTTGAGGATGATCCCCGGCCGGCAGACGGCCAGGTCGGGAGTCAAGCGGCTCCGGGATCGGATCATCTCGATCGCCGTCATCACCAGCGAGTCGCTGATGTCGCGGAGCGTCCCCGAGTTGTGGAGTCGTACCGCTTTCCAGGCCCCGGTACCCGGAATCGTCTCGAACGTGCCCGAATCGAGCACTGAGATCAGGAGCCCGTTGGCCTCGCCGGCGACGTGGTTGTCCGTGTCACTGGTGGCACGGGCGAAGTAGTCGCCCGCCGTGGTGACCGGATCCACGTCCGTGGTGATGGTCCCGAGCGCGTGATCGACCGCCGTGACGGAGACCTTGGTGCGGGCAACGTGCGCCTGGCTGTAGGGCTGGAGCTGGTCGCCGACGTATATGTGCCGCGTGCCGAGGCCGCCGTTGGTGACCCCGTAGTCCTTCTCCAGGGTCTGCGTAGTACCGCCATCCGTGGTCAGCACGGCGAGCTGAGCATCGCCCTTGCAAAACATCTGGCGGTTAACTTCGAGGTCGTGCGCCTGGAGCCGGTCACTCATGACCTCGGCCAGCGCCGGCCGGTAGGAACCCTGCTGCTTCTTGGTGACCTCAATCGCCAAGCCGTCCAGCGCCATCCGGGTGTAGGTCCGGACCACGGTGGCCTGGCCCTGGTCGTAGAGACCAGCCTGCGCGGCCGGCAGGCTCTTGTTGGCCCCGGCGTTGGCCGACCCGCCCCCGATCTGGGTCTTCACCCCGAAGATCCAGAGCTTGCCGGTGAACTGCGCGTTTTCCAGCTTCGCGAATTGAGACTTGAGCGGCGTCTCCGGATTCACCAGCTGGACGTAGACGTTGGTGAAGTAATCTTTGGCGAGATCGGTGAGTTCGGTCAGCGTGGTCGGGGTGACCGCCCCAAGCACCACAAGCCAGCCGAGTGCCGAAGCCTGGGGTAGCACGTAGTGCATCGCCAGGACCAGGGCGGCAGCGCCCACCAGGAATGCAAGGCCACGGAGTACGGGTCGCACGGGAAGCTCCTCGAGGCTTGAGGTTCCGCGCCCGCGCTCGCGTGGCTTTTAGATCATCGTCGCCGGGCCCATTCGGCGTTCACTTCCGGCAACTCCCGCGGCCCGAAGGGTTTGACCTTCAGGGGAGCGGAAGTTGGAGCCGGCGGCGTCCCGGTCAGGACCGGGGGAGCTTTGCCGCGGTCAAGCGCGTGCTGCGTGTTGCGATTGTGAGCCGCGGCGGGGGTGATCGCGCCTGTTAGGGTAGCGATCCGTGCCTCGAGATCGGCAATGCGGCTTTGCAGAGGCGTCAGGCTCGAGGAGAGGTACTGCGCCTCTGCCTCGAAGATATGTCGGACGGCGCCCTGGTCAAGTCCCGCCTCCCCGCGCTCCAACTGCTGGGCATAGACTTGGCGCACCCGGTCGAGGTCCACCCCCACGAAGGCCGGGTCCTGGCCGACTTCCAGAATCCATTCCGCCGCCTGCAGCACGCCCGCACGAACCGCTTCCTGCTGGCTCGCTGCCGCGGCAGCCTCGTCCTCGGCGACGCGCTCGCGGCCGGCCTGAGCATCCTGGAAGGTCTTGGCGTAGTCGGGATCCTCCGCCATGAGCCGGAGATGCTGCTGGTAGCGCTCCCACTTCTCCGGATCCTGCTGTGCGGCGCGGAGCCGCGTTTGCTCCTCGGTGATCCATTTCTCCCTGGCCTCCATCCGGGCCCGGTCAGCGATGACCTTGCCCGCATGCTCCTCCACCTCCCGGCGCTGGTGGGCCAGCTCCTCTGTCTTTCGGGTGTAGTCCTTCTCCAGCATCCCCCGTTTCCGGAGATCAGCAACCGGAACGTACTCGACCTCGCTGCCGCGCTTGAGCGGGATGCGGGCTTGCGCAGGGATCCGGAGCACTTCGGCCGGCTGGTCACCCTGGGCCTCCCGGATGACCGCCTCGATGAACTCCTCGGCCGGGGCCGGTGGCAGGGTGGGCGCTAGGGTAGCGGCAGCTGGCTCGGGCGTTGGAGCGGGTGGCTCCGGAGGCGGCGACGGCCCAGGCGCTGGGGGCGGGCCTGCGGTATGGACCCAGGCCTCGCGGACCTCCTGGGCCTGCTGGTTGAGACTGGGAGTCGGCGTTGGATCAGGCGGTGGACGGTCAGGCATTGGTGGGCTCCGGTGGAGTGGCTGCAGGGGTTCCCTGCTCTACGGCAGCGATCTGAGCGGCCATCTGGGCAGCCATGAAGCGGTGCTCCGCGATATGCTGTAACGCCATCTGGCGCACCGGCCACGGACGAGAATCGTCGAGCGCAAGGTCCTGGTGGAGGACCACATGCACGGCGTGATCGTCATCCGCTGGCAGCAGCAGCGGTGTCTGGTCTTGGTGCACCAGCGCGTATCCCAACGGCGCGGTGGGTGTGCCTTCCGGTGGCGGTACCTGGACCACGTCCCCCCGCTCAATCGCCAGGTTCTCACGGCGCGCCCGGGCATAGTGGCGAGTCTGGCTCTCAAAAGCGCCCTCGATCCCGCGGCCCAGGTCCATCAAGAGCAGCCCCTGCCGTGGGTCCAGGAGCTGCTTCTCCATCAGGTCCTTGATCTCCGCTCGCCGTGCCGCCTGCGACGTGGGCCGGAAGCCTTCGAGGTCGATCTCGACGTCATCCGGATCAGGCAGGTCCAGACCCTTCACCGATTCGACGAGATACCCGAGGTCCGGCCGGTGGACGGGGAGCCAGCGCGCCTCGTTCGGGCCGTAACCCCAGCGGGCGAGCGCCAGCTGGTGCCGGCCCCAGCGGATGAGGGACGCCTTGAGATTGCGAACCGGGTCGTGAAGCTGCGCGTTTTCCGCCTCCTGGAGATACTGGACCGCGATGCCGGAATCCACACCCGGGGGCACCTGACCTCGCTGGATCTCGTGGAAGGCCCCGATGTCGAACATGGTGGCCTTCGCCTCCTGGATCAGCCGCCAGCGCGCCGGATTGAAGCCCGGAGGTGGCACCCGTTGCACGACATCCCCGATCGGCCGGTTGGCAATTGCCGTGGTAGTCGGGATCTGGATGTGCGCGCCGCTGTAGTTGGTGATCTGGTCACTCAGGCCCGGGATCCCCCACATGATCCACTGCCCGATGCCGGCGCGGCCCTGCTCCTCGAGTTCGCCCTCCCACTGGCGGTTGATCACCTTCTGCGGCTGGATCAGATCCTCCGCGACCCCACGGCCACCCCAGTCAAACGGCCGGCGCTCATCGTAGACCGGGACGAACGGCACGAAGCCTTGGGGGAGGCCCTCCGGCTCATCGTCCAGGGGAAAGAGGAGCTCGGCGCCGGCGGCCACCAGGAGCCGGCCCTGGGGCAAGAGCTCGCTGGGCTCCTCCCAGTACTCCGTGAGCAGGGTGAGGTCCTTGTCGGCCAGCTGGCCACCGCGGGGGCCGGGCACGTCGCTCGACATGGTGCCGCTCAGCATGGCGCCCAGGCTCTTGATGATGCGCTCGTAGGTCCGGCCCGACTGGACGCCGCTCAGGGTCGAAATGTTGCGGGCTCGCTCCCCATACCGTTCCTTCACGACGCTGATCGGGACGACCTCGGAATCCAGCAGCCAGCGAAACCCCTCGCTGGACAAAAAGCCGGCGGCATCCGGATTGAGCCGGAGATTGAAGATGGTCCGAAGCGCGGTGTCTACGTCACCAGGTCGGTAGCGGAAGACATCCCCGCTGTCCACCGGCGCCGGGGTGCCATCCTCATTCATGAGCGGGTTCCCCTGGCTGTCTACCGGGTACTCCACCATCACCGGCTGGTAGGCCTGGGGGTTGGGTTGCCCCTGCTCAGTCTCGGGTGGGTGCAGCGCGCCGCTCGGATGCGGCATCACCATCGTAGCCGGCGTCAGCGGCCCGATCGCGGGGTTCCAGAACGTCTTCAAGCCCGCCATGCCGCAGTGAAAGGCGAACCAGAGCGCCTGGCGCATGGTCGCGTCCATCTCGCTCGTGGCCCAGCGGGCAGCCAGGAAGTTGGTGCAAGTGGTCGCCCGGTCCCGTTCCTCGTTGTCGTTGCCGTGGGGGAGCGTGCGCCACATGAGCTCGGCGGAGACGAGCCGCTGCATCCGGCTCCGGAGGATGGGCCGCACGTAGTTCATGGTCACGAAGAGGCGACCGTCCGGCACCTTCTGCTCTTTCCAGGTCTT